GTTGCTAGGTCGCCCAGGGATATTTCCCCGGCTCCGGTGACTTCAACGCCATTACCGCCGCCGCCATTCATGCCCGATGACATGGCAAGAAATTGACCCTCGAAGCTCCCCTTCAGGTTTGCATCACCCGTAATGAATCCCCAGGGTGAAGTCCCTGCTATGCCCTCTGTCATAATGGTCGCATACGCAAGAGCTTCCAGCCCGTTCAGGATGCTGAAAGAGCGTCTTGACCTTCGCCGTTTTGCCTTCCTTCGCGCCATCGAGTTATCCCAGGGGCAAAACCTCGGTTATAATTTATCCTGTAAACTTTCCATCAGAAGCTCGCAGGATTTCAACCGCTTCCCCCGATCCTCTGGCATCGGCCAGCCTGGACTTGAGTAAATCCGCCAGGGCCATTTGAATGGGGTTAGGAGCTTCAAAATCCCCGATCCCCTGGGCAATAATGCCCTGGATAGCGGCGGCGAGCTTGACATCAAGGTCTTGAACCGTAGCCTGGACCGTCAGGGCGACCATTCGGGCCAGCCAAATGTTGAGCAGTATGCCGAAAATGACCACTCCTAATATGAGAGGCTCCCAATCCATACCCAACCCATACCCAACCCGGTCTTAAAACTCTCTGAGAGAGAGATAGAGAGAGATAGAGATACCTATACCTATACTACTACTACTAATAATTCAATAAAAGAGGGTTCTTTTGCATAATTATTAAAGGTGAACAATCGTAGGGACATTTGGAGGGAGTCAGGTGCCGCACCCATTTTCATCTTGTTTTCTGTGCATCCCAGGCACCCGACTCCTTCCACCCCTAAAAGTGAAGTGAAAGTGATGAGTTGTATATGCGAATTAGTCGGCATGAAAATATGTTTGGAGTGCTTGAATGAAATGATACCGAAATACGAATTATGCGGTTATGTGTGGGTGAGGGTATGAGTTCCGAAGTCCATTTCATGTCTGAGAACCAGGCGTGGGGAACCCCCCGATCGTTCATGGCCTTCCTGAAGGAACGCTTCAATTGGTGGCCTACCCTGGACGCCGCCGCGACGGTAAGGAATACCAAAGCCCCCAGGTTTTACAACCCAACCCAGGACGGCCTCAAGCACCCTTGGAACGGGAAGGTATGGCTCAATCCTCCCTTTGGGCGCGAGCTTCCAAGATGGCTTGAGAAGTGCGCTGAAGAAATCGAGCATAACAATCAATGTGAGTCAATATTCTGTTTGATTCCCGCCAGGACTGATACAAAATGGTTTCATGAAATCGTAATGCCTAACGCATACCTGGTCTATCTCATCAAAGGACGGTTCAATTTCGTCGCCCCTGGGGCCGCTGAAGGGGCCAATGCCCCATTCCCCTCTATGCTAGTTGTCTGGAGGCGTCACAGGCTACCAGACTGTGGAATAACCACCCTCGAAGTCCCGAAGGAGGCGAGAGGGTTTGTTTGAGCCATTCCCAGGGGTTCCCCAGTTTGTGATGTGGGACGGTTGTTCAGGCCTGGGAGGAGCTTCTGAGGCGATGGTCCGTCATCACCGTTGGCTGGTCATCCGTGTGGACTCCGACCCCGATGGCGTATTGGCTCCAGTATGGCCCCCCTTCACTCACAAGTTCGATGTGAAGGATATTGCATGGAATAGAGAAGATATGCACTTTGTCCGGCCTGGGGATATGACGCTGATGTGGGGGAGTCCTCCATGCACCGACTTTTCGCGAGCTTTCTCAGCACCCGCACCAACGGCCCAAAGGGAGGGGCGCGACTTCTCCCCCGATCTCTCTATCCTCGAAGCCCTAATCGAATTGAGGCGACGGTGGAAACCGAAGTATTGGTGTTTTGAAAATGTGATTGGAGCCATTCCACACTTTGAGCCATTCCTGGGACCGCCGACTCAAATTATTGGTCCGTTCGTGCTATGGCATAATCTCCCAAGTATAGCCGTCGACCGGGACTTTGAGCATTCAAAATATGAAGATGATCCGGGGAGTCAATCACCCCTACGCGCCAATATCAGAGGGAAGATACCCCTGGCGATTTCTGAAGCCGTCCGATTGGCGGCGGAAAGTCCAACGATCGGGGAGTTCTGAATGCCTTCAATCATCAAGTCCATTTCCCTGGACCCTAAGACCGCCAGCATAGCGAGAAGGGTTCCTAACTTCTCTAAGTTCGTGAGAGAATGCCTCCTGCGTTGGGACGCTATCCAACGCTCCCCTGACTGTCCCGTTGAACGCCTGGGGCATCCTCTGACCGGGGATTTTTGCGTTCCAGCACCGACCCGAATATGTTTGAAGCACTGGCCTGATGGAGTTCCCAGGATGGAGGACTGGCGCGAGTTTCGCACTATGGTTGAGTTTGATGACTACCACCAAGACCGCGACAGACTCCTGCAGGGCTGGCCCTTTCTCGAGGACTTTGAATGCCCCCAGGAATGGATATGCCACAGGGCTGAAATGTCTAATCACGCTCAAATTGACTTCGATAACATGGAAATTGAAGGGAACGCAAAACCTACAGCTCGTGAGAAAAAGTCGAAAATACGCCGATTATGGGCCGTTTTATGGTCAAGAAACTAGCAAAGTGACCCTCAAGTGTGGGGCTAGAAGGCCCCGCCCCCGCCGTTCCCCGATCCCCCAGGCTGCAGGGCCGTTCCAAGCTCCTCTAGGGTATTCATTATCCCAATCAACCCAGCCACAAAACCAATCGTGACCGCTGGCGGTATTGTTTCCGCTGCTACATCACCTGCGGCCTCCAGGCCGGCCTCGCCCACTTCAACAGCAGCCGAGCCCAGGATAGAGCCAAAGATGGCCCCAAATGGCCCCCCCAGGAACAACCCAAAGATTCCCCCGATTGTGGCCCCGACTAGGTTTTGAGTTTCTAGCCAATCCCTAACCTGGTCGGGAGTCATGTCAGCAATAATGCCCCTCCAGTCAGGGTCTAGTATCTGGTCGAGCTTGTAGGCGATATAACCGGCTATACCCAGGAGGATGACAGGGTTCCCCAGGACGCCGCTAAGGGTCGCCCCAACCTTCCCGAAGGTGTATGACCATTGAGCATCCTGAAACAGCTCCCGTTCCTTCGCCCCCAGGGTCACACGATACTCGATGACCTTCTTCCCATCAACAGGGAGTCGAGGCATCCTCAGAACATCCCTGGGGAAAGCTCCGCTGAGATGCAGGTGACTTCGATTGTTCCGTTGGCCGCTGATGTAGCACCGGCCACAAGCATCGAATTAGGCGGAATGATAGCCGCCCAGGCCCCGTTAGTGGTCCCTTTAGTTCCCCAGGGGGCGAATTGCAGGGGAACCTGTTCCGTTGTGGCTGATAGGGATGCATCCACCTTGCCATAAGCAAAGCTCACATCTCCCGCAATAGCCACCTGGCCGTTGCCATCAATCCCAGGACCTTGAGTCGCGGGGATAAGATACATTCCGAGTTCGGTTGCGTTGGTGTTAGTTCCTTGATATGCACATAACTGGAAGATGACTCGAGGAGATTCGCCCGTTGTTAGGAGGGGAGTTCCGACTGAAGCGTCCATTTGAGCGCAGGTGATCCGGGAGTATCGCCAGTTCTCATAACCGTAGGGCATCCGTTCACCTCTTCTCGGCCCAACGGACAATCTCCTGGGCGCGTTTTGAACCCAATAATTCACAGTCGAATAGCAGTTTCGCGGCCTTCTTGACCTGGGCCTTTTCCCCTGCAGCCATAAGTTTGAAGCGAGTCTTAGCCCTCTTTGAGATAGCCATTATGCATCAGTCCTGAACACTAATCTTGAGTTCAGGGCAACCTGGCATCGGGTCGGGTGATAGGTTGCAGCACAATCACCTGAACCGGCTGAGAAGCCAACAGAACCGATAGGAACGCCCGACCCATCAAGGAGATATACGGGACTGGTCAATTCGGCGTCGTTTGCCCCTGCAACCGCAAACCAATGAGTGATTGTCCGGCCCTGGAGTGTGACTCCAATTCCCTGGCCGTCCAAAATGCTGGTTAGCTCCTGCTCGCCGCTTCCAGCCACAGTTTTTGAAAATACATGGTATTCACCATTACTGCAAGCGACTGAAACCGCCGCTTCTCTATCAGTTCCGACGTTAGCCATTGTTATCACCTGGTCGCCGCTTGCTATAGGCTTAGGATATGGAAGAGTTGCAGGTAATCCGCAGTTGCCCCCGGAAGTTCCAGCACCGCCCCCGATCGGTAGGGCCAATTTTATTTTGCCAGCCGAGCGCACAAATGAATAAGTCATATCATTCTCGGCCTGGATTCCACCCTTAACGGCTACGAAGTTGCCATACTGTTGAGAGGCGAATGTCCCAAAGACCTGGGCCGACCCTACAAAGTTAGAGTCGGTTTGAGTTTCTTCTTCTGAGCCTTCGGTTTGAGCCGTATTCAAGAGAGGCACCACGCCCCCCCTGGATGAAACGACTTGACCATAGCAGTTTACATTTGCCATACCTTTCACCTCAGAGCTTTATGCCAGCACCGAGCGCTGGCTTGATGATATTTCGGTTTACACTTGAAATCGGTCCTCGAAGGAGGCGTTTTCCGACCTTAAACCCGACCGCCGTTGTGAATCCAGCAATAGCCATCGGGAGAAGGTTATTTTGAAAGTTCATTCCCATTTGTGTGAGTGCGGTTCCTGGGTTCGTTGCTAGGTCGCCCAGGGATATTTCCCCGGCTCCGGTGACTTCAACGCCATTACCGCCGCCGCCATTCATGCCCGATGACATGGCAAGAAATTGACCCTCGAAGCTCCCCTTCAGGTTTGCATCAC